TCTGAAATGGCTGAAACCCTGTGATGCGGATTGCATCTTGGGCAACAACATCCAGCTTGCTCCCCGGCGAAGCGGTGCCAATCCCAACGTTGCCTGCGCTGGTGATGCGCATACGTTCGGTGCCAGCGCCAAAGTTGCCGTTATACCAACGGAAGGTGCCATCGCCTTCAGAGCCGGAGTGCCAATTGTTTGTGGCTGTTGCAGAGGTGCCGTACTCCAGCAGGGCGTAGCCTGACGCAGCAGAACCACTGGCCCTGAACTGGCCAACAAGATCAAGTGTTTTACCCGGCGAACTCGTCCCGATCCCGACGTTGCCTGTAGAAATGATGCGCATACGTTCGGTGCTGTTGGTGGAAAAGATGAGCGGGTCAGCGGCTCCGGTGCTGATGAGGTTGGTGAAACCAACACCGGCACGAACTTGAAGCGAGCTACCACTGGCGTGTTCAGCGGCGAGAATGCCAACCGTAACGCCACTGGTGTCCGTGGAGCGTGAGCGCACGGTGATGCTGCCCGATCCAACCACATCCAGTTTGCGGCCCGGCGAACCCGTACCGATCCCGACGTCGCCCCCAGTAAGAATACGCATACGTTCAGAGCCGCCTGCGTAAAACTCCATACCGTAGGCATTAAAAGCCGAAGACGAACCACGCAAAGAAATGCCCGCCCCGGTCGTGTTGAAAACAGTTCCTCCGCTAAGAGAAAGACCGCTGTTATCAAACCGCTGAAAAAGGCCCGTAGCGCGGATAGTGGTGGAAACTTCTAAGGGAACTGCGGGCGAAGTCGTCCCGATTCCGACGTTGCCCGCGCTGGTGATGCGCATACGTTCGGAACCGCCGACGCCGAAAGAGGTGAAGTTGGCCGCGTTGCTATCGTTGTTGTTGAGGGCAAAGCCGCTGCTAATAAGTTTGGCAAAATCAACAGATGTGTTGCCGGTGTTTGCAAGATTGCGGACAATCTGCCGCCAAACAATACCCCCGGCGTTGGTGTTGTTATAATAGTCAAAGTAGGAATACGCCGCCTGATCGTGCGTGATTTGGAAGCGAACAGCGGGAGTACTGCCGATCCCAACATCGCCCGCGCTGGTGATGCGCATACGTTCGGTGGCGCTGGTGTCAAAAATAAGCGCTTGGGCAGACTGCTGCGAGACACGGGCGGCGGTGTTAGTGTTAAACCGAAGTTGCGTTTCGTTAGTGCTGTCGCCCGATACGGACGCAGCGACAAACCCAGTGCCCTTAAGTTCTAGCCTCGAAACGGGTGTAGCCGTCCCGATCCCCAGACGGTCGTTGGTGTTGTCCCAGAACAGATTGGCGTTGTCCTGCGAGTAGACACCCGACGCACCCGCGAACACCACGGAGCCAGCGGTGAAGGCGGTCGCCGTGCCTGTGCCTCCGTTGGCGACGTTCAACGTGCCGCTCAGTGTGAGCGTACCGCTGGTCGTGATCGGGCCGCCGGTAAACAGCAAGCCGGTTGAACCGCCAGACGCATCAACGCTGGTCACAGTGCCGCCTTGCGCTGGCGGCGCTATAGCAGTTGCATTGAAAACATCATTGATCTGCTGTTGCAGCGACGCTGACAAGTCAGATGTGTTTGTCTGGGTTTCCTGCGCCAGCGACGCCAACATAGCGTCATACGTGGCCATCAGCGAGTTAGCGTCGGGCGTGGTTCCGACTTCTTGCTGGTTGGTTTCCGTTGCGGTCAACAGCGAAAGGAAAAACCGATACCACTCGCGGCTGATTGCGCCCGACCGCTCGTCGATCAACGCGACGCGCGGCGGCGTAAGCTGTGTCGGATTGATCGGCGCAAGTGCCATTAGGCCCGCGTCCCGTTCAAAATCAGTTCAGCGCCCATGATGTAGATACGCACCGGGTCAGTACCCGACGCCTCGTACACGCGGTCACGAATCTTCATCGTTGCACCCAAGCGGCGCCAGATCGTGCGCTTTCCGTATCGGCCAATCGCACCCATTGTCTTCCAATGTTCGTTTGACCAGGTATGGCCCCCGTCATCAGAGAAACGCAGCATGACCTGTGGGTCGCTACCTTGCCCGGTATTTAGGCCAACGCCTGTCTCGCAATCTAGCTGCAAGGAATGCTGAATGGTGCGGGTCAGGTTGTTAGCGCCGGTTGGCAGTGCCCGCCACGACCGCAGCCACTTTTGAATTGCGCCGTCGTCGGCGTACACGTCCAGATCAAACTTGTAGATTTTGTTGTTTTGGTAATCTCCTATAACGGTTTCGCCGTTGAAGAACATTTGGCTGTTGCCGCGATGGCGGTTGAACTCGCCGTTGGAAAACGAAGCGCGTTCGTGCCAAGCACCTGTCGCGACATCGAACACCCAGGTGGTGTCGGCGCTGGGGAAGTTGAGAACGTAAAAGCTGTGGCCGTCTTGCTGGTAGGTATAGCCCACCGCGTCCGACAGATCGGTGTACTGCTGGAGTTGCCACTCGATAGCGTGGGTCGAGATGCGCTGGCCCATGTAGCCTGACGCCCGAAAGACCATACCTTGGCCGCGGGCGTCCTTGCCAAGCCAGTAGATTTGATTGTCCATCTTGGCGATGGAGTACGGCGCAGCGCAGCCAAGCTCGTTGTACGCGCCTTGGATACGCGCCAAGGGAAAATCAAGCAGCCCGGCGTCGTACCAAACTTCGGTTGAGTTGGTGCCGTAGACCCAAACTTCGCGGTGATCGACAAAGATTGCCACAACATTGTCGGGGTTGCCTTCGGCGCTGGAAAATTCAAGCGGGTCAATGCTGGTGCCGTCAAGCAGCGACGTTACCCAAATTTTCTGCGAGTTAGGTTCGTTGAAAATGAAATAGCCGTCGAGATAGCCGACCGTGCCAGCACCGGGGAAGTCCGGATCGGTGATCTGCTGGAATACGTCGGTAGCGGCGTTGTAGATGTAGCCATCTGGGTTAGCGGCGATAAAAAGCTGCGTGCCGTTGTCAGCCATGCTAACTGGGCCGCCGCCGCCGACTGACCCTTTGGCAGTTGCGATCCAGTTTGTGTCGATCTGGTATAGCGTGTTGCCCGACACAGCGTAGCCGTAACCGCCGAACTGCCAAAGACCGCGAATGGGGCCAGTGCCAGCCGTCAACAGAAGCACTAAACCTGGCGCGCGCTGAAGAAACGCAGGCTCTTTGCCGCCTTCCGGAACGATTTCCGGAAAGAGGTTGACCATGCGGTTGTCGGCGGCGTTGACGCTTCGAGCGACATACGCCGACCCAAGGATCGGCGTTTTCATCAGTAGTTGCCCGCAAATATGTTGAACCGCTGACGGGTTGCCACGATGCTGTACGGCATGGACATGATGTCGTCAGGGTTGTTAATGCGCTTGAGGTTGCGCTTGCTGGTCATGGCAATGCGCGACACTTGCGGCGACGGCTCCACGCCAAACTCTGGCGCCATCTCGCAGGCAAGATTGTAGCGGAACGCACGCAGATAGCCTGGAGGGAACGTCAGTTGGGTTGACAGCAACGCAGGCTTGGTCAGTTCCTGGACAGAGATGAAGTGCCATTCCAGCGCGCGGGTGGGCCGCGGGTAGATGTACATCTCAATGTCGGGGAACGTGTTGTTGACGAAAATCACTTGCGGGAACGTCGAGGTCACGGTTTTGACCGCAATCCCGTTGTACTGCTGCTGGTTGATGAATTTGATGCCGTAGCTGATGCCGGTGCTGGCGTCGAGGAAGTAGGTGCTGTCGTCCAGCAACACCGGGCGGTTGCCGACGAAATTGCCGGTTGGCCCCAGCGTGCGCGACAGCAGGCCCGCAGGCCATGTGAACACCTGATCCTGCGTAGAAAAGACTGCGAGGCGCTCTGTGTTCCAGCTATCAATCATCTGGTTCATGGCGTTCAGCGCGTCTTGCGACGTTTCCGCTGACGGCACTTCGCCTTCGGCTAGGACACCCAAAAGCCGCAGCGACCCGTTGATGATGTCTCCAGCAGTCGTCATTGGTTAGCCTTCCAGCTTCGCGCGGGGGCGTCCGCGCCGCTTCGGTGCCGCCATCTCGTTGACGATCTCGTCCTCGTCATCGTCCGTCACCACAGATGACGTGTTTATATCATAGCGTTCCCAGCCGTCGAATGCATCCAAATTCGCTTCTTCGTTGGAAATTGCAACCTTCGCGCCGTGCGTCGGGTGAACCAGATAAATGACTGCCATAAAAAATCCTTAAAATGGGCGGCCCGAAGGCCGCCCACTTCGTTAGGCGCAGTGGATCAGCGCAAAGTTGATCACGACTGCTTCCGACAGCGTGCCGCCGGAAATGTTACGCAAGGTGATGCTGACCGAACCGGCTGCCAGCGCGTTTGCAAACACGTTGTAAGAGCCGGCAGTAGCTTGACCGCCAGAGATCGTGAGGATCACAGTGTCGTTGGCTGAGATCAAGTTGTTGTTCAGCGTGAACGTGGCGTTGGTGGCCGTAGCCAACGAAGCGTTGTTCATGGTGATCACGCCAGCCGACTTGTTCAGCGTGACCGCCGTGCTTTTGCTCGTCGCTTGCGTGACGGTACCTTGAGCGGCAGCGGTGTAGCCGATCTGTTCGTCGGTCAGGATGTATTGTGCGCCGACAATATCCTGATCGAGAAAGGCAACGCCGATGGATTTGGTGTTCGCCATTGTCTGTCTCCTGAAAAGGTAGCCCCGGCCCGAAGGCCGGGGCTAACCCATTAATTGACGCGGTACAGCGTCCAAGTGCCAACGTCAGACTTGCGGGCGATCATGGTTGCGCCGGTCGTGACCGGAACGGTCATGGTCAGCGAACCCGTCACCGTCCAGCCGGTGCCAGCAGCGATAATCGCGGTGCCGGACGACGTGCCGAGGTTGACCACACGGAACACGAACGACGTGCCAACCTTATCCGAGTTGGACAGGGTAGCTTCCAGCAACGCCACGGTCGGCAGCGTGTAGGTCTGCGCCGTGGTGGCACCGCTGCCGACCAGCAGAATGCCGTTCAGCACTTGAGCCGCAGTCAGGGTTGCAGTCGAAGCGACCGAAAGCGGAAGCGGGATTGCGTCGATAAGCGGTTCGTCCAGGTTGCCGTCGCCGACCTGATAACCACCGCCGCCATTGGGGAGAGACATCGTAGAATCCTTTCAAAGAAGTTGGCCCCCGGCGAACCGGGGGCCGGTTTCAGGTTAGCCCCAGACGCGGCAAGCCATCTGCGGACGGATCGTGCTGAAGCCGTACAGAACGTCAATACGGCAAGGCATACGGTCGTTGTTGATGTCGTACTGACGAACAACGCGCAGGCTGATGCCGTTATGCACCTGACGCGACGCCATATCGACACCCTGCGGCAGCAGAAGGTCGGCGGTGGCGAAGGTGATGGCGTCCTTGTGGTACACCAGGTTCTGCGCGTACTGGGTGCTGGCAGCGCCCACGAACACGACGGCCTTGCTGTTGCCCGGCAGCGTGTTGACAGTGGCCAGCGCGTTGGAAGCCGAGTAGATCGGCGCAACGGTGATGTTGCCTTCGCCCGAAGAACCCAGCGTAACATCCGCAAGGGCGACGAACTGGAACAGCGAACCAGTGCTTTCACGGGTCTGCGGGTTCACAGCAAAGCAGTCAGCCACGGTGAACACGTCACCAGCCTTGACGGTAGTTGATGCCCCAGCGCCGGTGATGGCGACGGTGGTGGCGCCTTCAGCCGTGATGGCCGCTGAGGTCGTGCCGCCGGTTGCAGTACGCGAACCAGTGGTGAACTGCTTGATCGACTGCGACATGTTGATTTCTTCAAAACCAAGCACGCCGGTACCCATCATGCCGTTCTTGAACTGCTTGCTGATGGTGTCGGTCGGGTTGAACAGGCCCTTCATGCCTTCAACCAGGCCAGCGTTGGCAGCCGGGTTGACCGTCGCGTAGCGCGGCGACATCACGGCAGCGTTCTCGTTCAGCTTCTGCTGGGCCTGAAGCAGAACCAGCGAAGTGGACGGGGTGGTGCCGGGAGTGCCGACCGTGTTGCCGATGGTCTTGAACGCATTGGCCACGTCAGCGTCGATGCTGGAGGCAAGCTGCGAGATACGCGGCTTCAACACGCGCTCTGCGAAGTCGTCCAACTGCATCGTCAGTTCGGCGCTCGTGAAGTTCACGCCGATGTGCTTCTGGTTGGCAACGGTCAGCGTGGTGAACTGCTCGTTGTCGTCCTGCACCTGAAGGGCAGCGCCGTCCGTGACCAGAGCGCGGTCGGGCAGACGGATACGCAGGGTCGAACCGATCTTGGCACCTTCGACAGCAAAGCTGTCGTCGTACTGACGGTTCACGTTGCGGGTGAGCACGAGGTTGTTCTCGAGGATTTCGAGAGCCTTCCGCGTGATCATGTCAATAGTAAGAATTGAGTTAGCCATGGTGGTAGTCCCAAATTAACGGTTGCGTTGTGCCTCGTACTTCTTGATCTGCCTCATCCGTTCCGCTTCGATCCATTCCGACGTACTCATCGACTTGGTCGAACGAGGGTCGGTCGTATCATACGTCGGTGCGCCAGAAGCGCGGGCTGTGACAGGTGCAATCGGTGCCGGGGCGGTTGAAGTCTTTCTAACCGGCGGGCTTGAGGCCATGCCGGCTTCAAGTTTTCCGATCTCTTTAGCCTGTAAGATGGGCGGCAGCCGGGCAATGCGATCCGCTTCCTTCGGGTTGGAACCGAGCCAATACAGGACATCGGGGCCAATGTCGGACGCTTGGATGCTTTGCGCCATTGTCTCCGTGACGGACAGGTTGGGGTTGTAGGCGACTTGTTCAAAGTCGTCGTACCGATCCCGCGCTGACTCCTCACGGTCGTGGTAGTTTTCGAGCAATGCCTGTTGCTGCTTGGCGGTTTCCCGCCGCGCCAACAATTCCTCCGCTTTACGTTCGGCCAAAGCCTCTGCGTAATCTTCGTAGGTGTTGAACTGGTCGGCACTTAGATCAGAATGCGGGGCTGCCGCTTTCTGCGCTTGAGCCATTTCCAGTCGCTGGGCTTGCTCACGCTCCCACTTACGCTGTTCCCTTGCAAGCCGCTTGCCAACGATGGCGTCCAGTTCCTCCTGGGAGAAGGTCTTAGATGCTTCCTGTTCGACAGGCGTTTCCGGCGTCGTGTTTTCTGCGGGCTGGATTGCTGCCGTGGCTTCCAGTTCCGGCGCGGAGGCATCCGCT